GCTTCGAGGGATACAGCATCAGTTCCATGGGCCGGGTGAGGAACGACAAGACCGAGCGCATCCTGGAGTTGAACGTGAACCAACAGGGTGTGCAGTTCGTTGGGCTCATGAAAAACGGAGTGCAGTACCACCGAGGCGTGGCGCTCCTGGTAGCCCATGCGTTCGTTCCACACGCATATCCTCAGTTCGACACTCCGATCAATCTGAACGGCGATCGTGAGGACTGCCGTGCTGAGAATCTGGTGTGGCGCCCTCGCTGGTTTGCCATCAAGTACAACCAGCAGTTCCATGAAAGGTACGACTTCGGTTTTCCCAACCGAGTTCGCAATGAGAAGACAGGAGAGATCTACGCGAACTCATGGGAATGTGCGATCGCCAACGGACTCCTCGAGCGTGACCTGGTGATGTCCATATTCAACAGGACCTACGTGTGGCCGCTGTACGTGACCTTCAAGGCCATCCCTGAAGATTAGACATTGGTTCGCGTCACAATCGCGGGGTATAATGGAAGGAGACACGATACGTCTCCTATATTTTCGGAGTTGAGACACATGACCGAGAACGAGTACCAGCGAAAGCTGATCAGGAAGCTGCGCGAGCAGTTCCCGGGTTGCGTGATCATCAAGAACGACTCGGGATACCAGCAGGGCTTCCCTGATCTGACCATATTCTTTGGCGAGCGTTGGGCAACCCTCGAGGTGAAGATGGAAGCCGACGCCAAGGAACAGCCGAATCAGGATTACTTCGTACAGCGGCTGAACGAGATGTCATTCTCAGCGTTCATCTACCCGGAGAATGAGGCGGAGGTTCTCGTTGCGCTTCAACAGGCACTTGCGGTACCAGGGAGCGCACGCATTCCTCAGTCCTAGTGGATACCACTGGGTCAACTACACACCCGATCGACTGAGAGAACGCTGGACCGCTGCCCAAGCCGGGGCGTACGGTGTGATGCAGCATGAGTACGCCAAGCAGGAGATCGATGCTGGTCGACTGTCCAATGTGTCAGGGATAGTCGGGCTGTACATCAACGACTGCATCCAGCACAAGATGCATACAGAAGTGATGCTGTTCTATTCGGAGAACTGTTTCGGGACAGCTGATGCGATCTCGTGCGTTCGCCGATACCTTCGCATATTCGATCTGAAGACCGGGGTCACTCCAGGCTCGGTCCATCAGCTCGAAGTGTACGCCGCCCTGTTCTGTCTGGAGTACGGATTCGATCCGTACAAACTTCAGATGGAATTCCGCATATATCAGGACAACGAAGTTCAGGTGTATGACGGAGACCCCGATGACATCGCGTTCATCATGGAGAGGATCAAAGAGTTCGACAACCTTATCGAACAGATGAAGAGAGAGGAGGAGTCATGAGCGAGCCTATCACAGACCATCTTGCCCACTATGGCATCCTTCGGAAGTCTGGTCGATATCCATGGGGTTCGGGCGGCGCAGTCGAACGCGTTCGGAACCGCTCATTTCTTGACGCAATCGAGATGCTCAAGAACGAGGGCCTCAGCGAGTCCGAGATCGCTACTGGTCTGGGTCTGAAGTCCACCACCCAGCTTCGCGCTCTCAAGTCCATCGCCATCACGCGGCAGAGGCAGGAGCGCATCGCTCAGGCCGAGCGCTTGAAGGAGAAGGGATATTCCAACGTGGCCATTGGGCAGCGCATGGGGATCAACGAGTCCTCGGTGCGTGCCCTTCTTGCTCCTGGCGCAAAGGACAAGACCGACGTTCTTCAGGTCACGTCAGACATGCTCAAGCGTGAAGTCGCAGCCAAGACGTACATCGACATCGGTCGTGGTGTCGAGACTGGCATCGGGCTGAGCTCGGAGAAGTTCAACACCGCTGTTGCGATGCTTCAGGAAGAGGGCTACAAGATTCACTACCTGAAGGTGCCGCAGATCGGTACTGGTAAGGACACCACTCGTAAGGTGCTTACCGCTCCTGGCGTCCCCTATACTGAGGTGTACGCAAACCGTGGAAAGGTCAGGAACATCAACGAGAGTACGGGTGACGGTGGACGAACATTCACTGCTATCCGAGCTCCAAAGAGCATTTCTTCAAAGCGAGTTGCAGTCCGCTATGCGGAGGATGGCGGCGCCGATGCAGATGGCGTTATCTACCTTCGCCGAGGTGTCGAAGACCTTTCGCTCGGCAAGTCGCACTATGCGCAGGTTCGAATTGCCGTCGACGGAACGCACTACCTCAAGGGAATGGCCATCTACAAAGATGACCTACCGGCAGGCGTCGATGTTGTATACAACACAAACAAGAAGAACACTGGCATCAAGTCGGATGCGTTCAAGGAGTATGCCAAGGACATCCATGGCAAGGTGGACAAGCTAAACCCATTCGGAGCTGAGATCAAGCGCCAGAATGGTGCTCTGAACATCATCAACGAAGAGGGTGACTGGGACACCTGGTCCAAGAATCTCTCTTCTCAGGTCCTGTCAAAGCAGAGCCCTGCTTTGGCAAGGACTCAGTTGGACATGACGTTCGAGCGACGCAAGCAGGAACTGGCCGATATTTCTGCTCTCACTGAGCCGAGCGTGAGGAAGAAGCTCCTCGAGACGTTCGCCGATGAGACGGAATCCGCATCTGTTCACCTCAAGGCTGCGGCGCTTCCTGGCCAGTCGACACGAATCATCCTTCCCGTCACATCCATGAGTCCAAATGAGATCTTCGCACCGACCTACAAGGACGGTGATCGCGTTGCTCTCATTCGATTCCCTCACGCCGGCACATTCGAGATCCCTGAGCTCACGGTCAACAACCGTAACCAGGGCGCTCGAAAGCTGATCGGTACTGGATCAAGGGACGCAGTGGGTATCCATCCGAAGGTAGCTGAGCGCCTCTCTGGTGCCGACTTCGATGGTGACTTCGTGCTCGTGATTCCCAACAACAATCGCAAGCTGAAGTCAACGCCTGCACTGGAAGGCTTGAAGGGCTTCGATCCTCAGCACGCGTTTCCATACTACGACGGCATGACGGTCATGTCGAAGCAGAGGAAGCAGCGTGAGATGGGTGATGTCACCAACCTCATCGCAGACATGAGCCTTCGTGGAGCGAGCCACGATGAGATGGCCCGTGCCGTGCGACACTCGATGGTGGTGATCGATGCCGAGAAGCACAAGCTGGACTTTCAGGGTTCAGCAAAGGCGAATGGTATCGCCGCCCTGAAGAAGAAGTATCAGCATGATCCTGCCAACCCGAGAGCACGTGGCGCATCGACCATCATCACTAAGGCCACGTCTGAGAAGCGTGTTCCTGAGCGCCGCCTTAGGAAGGCATCTGAAGGTGGACCCATTGACCCGGTCACTGGGAAGAAGGTCTACGTAGAGACTGGTGCCACGTACACAGATCGCAGGGGCAAGACAGTCTTCAAGACAACGGTGACGACGAAGTTGGCTGATGCTGACGATGCACACACGCTGTCGTCTGGTCACCCCATGGAAGTGATCTATGCTGACCACTCGAACCGCCTCAAGGCCATGGCCAACCAGACCAGGCTGCAGGCCATGCGTACCGAGCCGACTCCTGTAAACAAGGAAGCAAAGACCCGGTATGCTGGAGAAGTGGCATCTCTGAATGCGAAGCTCAACATCGCAAAGAAGAACGCCCCCCTCGAAAGACAAGCCCAGGCCCTGGCTGAAACCATGGTCGCCCAGAAGAGGCAGGCCTATCCGGATCTGGAACCATCACAGATCAAGAAGATCAAGAATCAGTCTTTGGCCCTCGCTCGTCAGAGAACAGGTGCAGGCAAAGAACGGATCGTGATCACCGATCGTGAATGGGAAGCCATCATGTCTGGTGCTGTAGCGAAGACCGTTCTCAAGGACGTCCTCGACAACGCAGATCTTGACCGGGTACGTGAACTGGCCACCCCTCGTGTGGACATCCTCATGACCCCTACCAAGACCGCACGTGCCAAGGCCATGGCCGCCTCTGGTGCAACGCAGGCTGAGATAGCTGCTGCCCTAGGCGTGTCACTGACCACACTCAAGAACAGTATCAACGAATGAGGAATCTATGTTGGACAAGAAGCTGAACCTCTTCTACACCATCGCTCTGTACGTGGTGATCGTAGCCTTGGCATCGGTCCCCATCTACGTACTGAATGAGGTGCTGTTCAAGTAACGCCCCCCTCTCCAGGCCAGGGTGGATAGGAGTTCGATGAGTGAGAGCAGTACCACCAGGTACATGCTGACAACGTTCGACAATCCATTCAATCCATTCACACAATGGGATGAATGGTTCACGTGGGACACAGCAGCTGGGTACCAAACGTCACAGCTCCTGGCACGCATCACCATCGACTCACCTGAGCTGTCCGACGCAGATCAGGAGCTAGCTATCCAGCAAGCGATCGATGAGATCGTACGGGAGAACGTCTCGGGTATGTATCGAAAGGTTTCGGAAAGAGATTTCTCAAACCCGTAGAGCTCACGCATATCAGAGACGTGAAGATTTTCAGTAGGGGGGAGGGGGGTCTCGCGAAATATACCCCCCTCCTGCAT